CGCTCGGCGTCAGACCGAACTCGGCACAGAACGCGCGCACGAGTTGCCATGACTTCTGAGCGATGGCGACTTCGGGCCGCTGCTGCACGTAGCCGTTCGGGGTCGTAAAGGTCAGGCCCATCGCCGCCAGGAACTTCTCTGCACCGACGGCGCGCCCCCAGGCTTGGCAGTAGGCGGCCAGCGCCCCACGATCCACGAGGGTCAAGAGCCCCAGCCGTTCTAACTCCGGCGTGATGCGGCCCCACTCGCGCTTCGCCTCTGGCTCCAGCCAGTCGGGACGGGTCGGCGCAACGGGCGTGGGATGGGGTTCGGCATGGTTCAGTTTCTGATGGCCGGGGTTGCCCTGGATGATCTTGAGCTGTGTGGGCTTACGAGCAGGACCGGGTTTCACGATTCCCCCCTTGCTTCAACCCTAGGGCGTTTGACTGAAGCTGCGCGCCGACTCCGCCACAAACGACATTAGAGATTTTTCGACCCCCTATTCCCCTTGTGGTGCCTTCTAGGGGCATTCTCGCTGTGTTTATGTCTAGCAACATGCCAATCGCCTACAATGCGATTCTGTTCAGCCCGTCAGATACACCCTTATCGTAGCGTCACAAGGCGGAAGCGCCGTTCCCCTTCACGCCCAACACGCGACACCCGGCGCTTCACACTCATGCAAGATCCCAGGCTCGGCCACTGGCGCGGGCCCCTCCTCCGGGAGCGCTTCCGACAGAAGGCTCTCGAGGTAGCTCGCGCAGTTCGCACCATAGCTCGGCTCGACGCCGTCAGCTCTCTCCTGCAGCGTCCGCTTTATCGACGCCCATTGCTCCTTGAACAGATCGGGCTCTTCTATGAAACGCCGCTGCCACTCGTTGAACGCAGCGGCCAACGCCTGCATACTCGCGACCATTTCTTCACCTCTTTCACGACAACCAGCCGGGCTTTCCCGGCCAGCGGTAGTCAACACCCATCGCGTCAAACTGAGCGGCGCGGGTCCGCCACAAGCCGGCTCCATCCAGCACCATCTTCACGTTCTTGAGCTGCGACAGCCGGACCGCCTCATAGCACGGGTCTGCGCGGCCGACGACGAGGCACTCGACGTCGCCCACGGACCGGAGCTGCAGCGGCGACACCGGCAACACCTCGGAGCAACGGGCACCGAGCACGGCGTCGTGCAGCCACACCCTGACGCCCGTCGACACGAGCGCGGGGATCAGCCTGGCGGCGGCGGACAGCTCGATCGACGGCAGCTTGATCTCTCCACTGAGTTTCGCCGCTTCCCTCGCCCTGGCGTTCGCCTTGTTGGAGCAGGAATAGCCGGGGCAGTAGACGCGGGCGCTCCTGTTCGTCTCAAAGGGCTGGCCACACTCAGGACAAGTCTTCCACATGACTCAGGCCACACCTCGCATCTTGCCAGCCCGCGCCTCCCGCTGCGCCTTCTTGCTATTGCACGGCTCGCAGCTCGCCACGAGGTTGCTTGGATCATCGGTGCCCCCGAAGAGAACCCCGACGACATGGTCCACCACCGTGGCGGGGGCGCCGCAGTATCGGCAGGTGTAGTTGTCGCGCAGTAGGATGGTCGCCCTGACACGCTGCCAGGCCCAACCGCTGCCAGCGGGCATACGGCGTGGGCGGCTGCGGGCCCAAGGCTTGCTCTCATACTCTCCCTGGTGTCGCACGCACAACCCGCCCCGGACTAGCTCCGGGCACCCCGGCGCTCGGCAGGCGGTGAGCATCCGGCGGTTCACCGTGATCAACATCCGGTTCCTTCTCCGTCCAATAGGAAAGGCCCCATCTCTGGGGCCTCCCTGGCAACAACTCGCCTAGCTTAATACTATCACACCCTGTCAATACGCAAAGTACGGAAAGTCCAGAAAGTCCGCGAAGTCCAGACTCAGAGGGTCATTCCCACACCACCACGACGACATCCAGCGCATCCGTCACGGCAAGGCTTGGGCGCATGTTCAAGGCTGACAATTCGGCCACGGTCCCCAACCTCCTGACCGCTGGTACACTTCCCAGGCAGCGCAGAAGTGGATCGTCTGGTCGAAGATAACCTGCTCCCACGTCCAGCCCCTCTCTAGGAAGTACACCTCCCAGGTCGCCCGGTCTAACTGCATCCTGCCCGACTGAGAGCGGTTCAAGTCCCACGTTAGCGGGTCTTCTCCACCGTGACTCTCGCATTGTTCGACGGCGGCGACGGCGGGCCACAGTTCGGCGGGCCAGCAGGCATAACCGATGCTGTCGCCCCAGGCGGCGCCGCCTCCGTAATGGGTCGCGCTGAGCGTCGCGCCTTCTGCATCCCGTCCAGGCGCAGCGCCTGGTTGAACGTCAGGACTCACTCCTGGATCGCCCGGTCTAGGCGCTGGTGCGGCGTCAGATTTTCGAGCGCCCGGAGTTTCACTCGCCGGAGGGCCCTCATCTCCTGTCGGCTCAACAGTCGCCGCCACCGTGGGCGCCCATTGCGCAGCCGGCTCAACAGCCAGGCGACCGCGCACGATAGAATCAACACGCACAGTCCGTACAGGATCGCCGTCACCGACACCTCCTCTCGCGAGTACAATCCCGAGGGCTGTCGCCGACAGCAGCAACAGTGCAGCACCTCGGGCCCACCATCTCAGAGCCCTTTCGTCCTACTGCAAGGGCATCCCATCCCTGGCCTCCTTTCGCGAGCATCACGCGCGCCTCAGTCCAACACGCGCCAGCTCGACATCTACGTCCTGGTCGCCCACTCGATTCCCGTCTCAGGCATCGCACACCTCAACAAGCTCGAACCGCACGACCCACATCATCCGCGGCTGTAGGTGCCAGGAGCGCCACAGAGCCTCCGGCGTGAGCCCGTCGACCTTGAGCCCTTTCTCTTCCAGGAAGGCGAAGCCCTCCGCCTCGTAATCCGAGGCTGGCGCCGCCGCTGTCGATTCCTTCTTCGGGGTGACGGTCAAGCGGATCACAGCCACCTGCTTGCCGCCGTACCTGGGCGAGCGGTCGTAGGCGGCCAGCAGGTCCCCAGGCCGGAAGCGGGCAGCGTAGGCGTCGTTCCAGTCGCGTCTGGTCACAGTCTTGCGGCCAGAGAGCAAAGCAGCGCATGTCCAGCCAAAGGACACGATCCTCACGGCACCTCCACCTCACCCGCCGCCGCTGAGATCGCAAGCGCATCGTCATGCGTTCCTCCTGGGCCAAACTCCGGCGCACTGAGGACAGGGTGTCCGGGCTCGCCGTCTGGCGGTTCGAACGGGAGGCTTGCCTCGGGGTCACCGTCGGCGGGCTCCAACAACTCGTTGCGCTTCGCCAGCGGGTGGTAGTTCGCTAGCGCCTCCTCTATGAGGCGGCGCAGGGCCTCGGTCCGGTTCATCTCCCAATCGACGGCCAGGTAGTCGATCATCTTGACGGACCCGGAGGGGAGCCACACGTGAACGGCTTTGTCGCCCTTACGCGGCATTGACCACCTCCCTCTGCAGCAGGCAATCGAACGCCGACAGGCGCTCTGTGAGCTGCTCGACCTCGTCCCTCTCACCAGCCAGGTCAAGCTCGAGCTTGTCCGCCCGCTCCCTGGCATAGGCCAGGCTGGACTCTAGCCGCTCGCGTTCAGCCTTCAGGTACCGCAGCTTGTGCCCCAGGCCGTCGTTGGCGCAGAGGAAACACGTGGGGGACTCCGGTTCACGAACCGTCTCGCCAGCCAGCGTGTGGACCAGGCCAGCGGCTATCCACGCGTCGCCGAGCTGGAAATGCGGACCTCTCCCACTAGCGAGGTGGTGCAACTGGCAGCACTTGTCCATCGCAGCTCGGCGGGCCCGGCCGTTCGGGTGCTTCTCCTGGAAGGGAACGTACCTTCCGTCGCCCACAGCAGGGTCGCGCACCTGGGTATGCCAGGCGTCCACACGGGCACACTCGTCGACGACTCCGACCGCGGCGCGCGTCGCCGCGAGGTCGCGCCAGCTCCACTCGATCCCCTCGTAGGAGGGCAGGACCATGCCCAGGGCGATGGGCTGAACCGCGTTGACGAAGGCAAGATCGAACTCACCATCATCAGGCAGCCACAAGCCGCCGGCATAGCGCAGCCAGGGGCCAGACCCCTCCAGCGGGCGCAAGACGTAGGTCTCCTCGTAGCGGCCTCTCATGACGCCCTCTCCTTCAGTTGCCTGACCTTTTCGGCCAGGTGGCCGAGGTGAAGGGCTACGGGCCATAGTTGCCGGTGGACCGGATGCGCCAGCCGCACGTCCTGCACTAATCCTTCCCTGGAACCGTGACTTCTATCGTCGGGCTCAGCGCACCCTCAACGACACGCGGATGATACTTTTCAGCGAAGGCCCGTACCGGGTCCCTAGGGTCGGTCCTGAGGACCGTCGCTGCCCAGCTACTCCATTCCGGTATCTCTGTCGGCCCGCCCGCTAGGGCCTTCCCTGCGAGGACAAAGGGGCCGACCCGGAGAAGGCCGCCGTCCAGCAACCGATCCAACAAGTTCGGACGTTCACCGACGTAACCCTTCAGTGCCTTCTTAGCCCGGCGAAACCACTTGCCGGGTTCGCTTGCCGCCTCGCGGGCGTCAAAGTAGTCGCCCAGAAGAGCCTCCAAGGCAGAGTCTTGTAGCTCTTCTTCATCGAAGGCCCGCTGGGGCTCTTTCTTGGCGATAGCCATCAGGTGCCGACTCCTTTCCTTAGCCGCACGTCCTTGCCCGTGCAGGCCACCACTCCCCGCCCGAACCGGCTGATTATCCTGGGGTCCAGCCGGCCAGGGTCCACGTTGCTCGTCACGATAGTGGGCAGAGACGCGCCGTAGCGGGCATCGATGACCTCATAGAGGCGCTCGCCAGCCCACTCCGTTGGCTTCTCCGTTCCCAGGTCGTCGAGGACCAGGAGGAACTTGCCCATGAGGTAGGGCCGCATGAGGTCCTCGATGTTGAAGGCGTCGACGTTATAGGCCCGGCGCCAGAAGTCCAAGAGCAGCGGCACGCTCCAGAAGACCGAGGGCCGCTCGTGGATGCTTGTCTTCATAGCGGCGATGGCGAGGTGGGTCTTACCCGTGCCGTACTCGCCGATAAGCAGCGTCCCCCAGGACCGACCCTCCGCTACCTCCTGGACCGCACCCAGGGCCACTTTCATCCCCAGGTTTAAGGCTAGCTTGAAGTTCTCGAACGCGCAGACCTCGAAACGCGGCGGAATCCCCACGGTCGCCGGCGGCGGGTTACAGCGGCAACGGAGGGCCCTGCCGAAATCCGGGTGCCCGAAAGGGACCCGGACCGTCACAAAGCCAGCGCCGGCACACAGCGGGCAGGCCGTCTCGCCGTCAGGCCCACATTCGCTCTCGCTGCTCGACGAGCCGTCGGGCGGACTCTCCCGGACTCCCACCAGGACCTCGGCCAGCTTGCGCATCCCGCCGATTCTCGCCATGTAGATCCTCCTTCTGCCCCGGCTTCTTGCCTTCGGCCTTGCAGCGTCGAGCTATCGCCTCAAGGTAGCGGACACTCGCCTTCGTCTGCCCCGACTCCAGCGCCGCCTTCCAGCACTCCCAGATGAAGTCAATGCCGTACTCGTCCTCTAGGTCGGTGTAGCCCTGATAGAAGACGGCGCCGGCCCCGGGCCAGATGGCGACTACCGCCTCCATCAACCGACCTAGGGTCTTTTCCTCGGACGACGGCGGCCCGTTTGGGGGGGTAGGGGGGGCTGCTGTCTTTGTCTTTGTCTTTGTCTTTGTCTTTGTCTTTGTCTTTGTCTTTGCGCTTTTTTCCGCCACAGCGCGGAAATTTCCGCGCTTTTCATTCGTACAGATAAGGTTGAAGCGGGGCGCGACGGTGCGCTTGCGGACCTGCTCGCCCTGGTAGGCATCCCACCCGCACCAATGGAGCCAAGCGTCATCGTTGTACCGCGGCTGGCACAGCAGGCCGAGGGCAATGAGCTCGTCGATGGCGCGTTCAAGGCTGGCCGGGCTCACCCGGCGTCGTCCAAGCACTTTCAGCCGCACGTCATCGCGCCGCATGAGGCCGTAGGCATCCCCGTGGGCGATGCCCCAGGTATAGGCGAGGGCGGCCAGCGTGGAGCAGCCCCCCAGCCGTCGCGAGAGACTTATCGAGGCCCAGAGACAGCGCCACTTAGCCATAGTCCTACCGCCTCAATGCTTCTTCTATCAACGGCCAGTGCGCCGGCTTCCAGCAAAACGCTTCTATCGTTTCAACGTGTTGCAGCGCCCCCAGCCATTCCTCCTGGGCGGGCGAGAGCTTGCCCTTCTCGGACTTGAGTTCGATCACCAGAAGCTTCGGCGGCCTTAGAAGCCAGAGATCCGGCACCCCCGGGCTGGTAGCGGTTGCCCTCCAGGGCGGGAAACGGAAGCCACGCCAGCCGCAGTAACGGGCTAGGTCATAGACCTGCTGAGAGAAAGTCTTTTCGCTGATTCCCAGCGTTGGAGGCATCGACTACATCTCCCTATCCTTGTGGGGCATGGATGACTCCTTGGCCTGCCTCGTCCAGCGGCATCTCGCTCTGTGCGCTCTGGATCTCCACGATGGCCACCCCGTGCTTCTTGACGGCGCCGAGGAAGGCCAAGTCCGTGACTTCCTTCAGCGGGATCCTCAGAAGAACGATGATCTCCGGCTCCTGGTCCTCACCACCGACGCGGAAACCCTTGATGTTCCCCAGGAATTGTCTGCTTGCCATCTAGCCCTCCTTCTGCCGCTCCAACGCGGCTACTGTCCGACCCTCGGCCAGCCGGTACGTCTCCTTGAGGTGTTCCCGCCAACAGCCCGGCGCGATCTCAATGGTCTGGTGCAGGCGGGCAACCGCCACGCTCCGCCAGCCGCAGATGGTGAGCACGCGCACCGTCACAAACTCAGGGACCAGCATCACACCGGTACGGCTTCGGCGGCTTGGGCTTCGGAGCCGGTGTCCTGTCAACCTGGATGTGCCTGTGCTTGCTCACGCTCGCGCCTTCGCCACCAGCTTGCCCCACGCGGCCGGCAGGTCGGCGATGTCCGTCTCCGCGCAGCCCAGGTCCTTGAGCACGGCTGCCTTGTTGGGGTATCCCAGGAGCTCGTGCGCCTGCTTGTAGAGGTCGCCCAGGTTGCGGAGCTTGGGCATCGGCTCCTCGCCGGCGGGCTCAGGCTCGGCGTCGGCTTCGGGCTCTCCTTCCGCCTCGGCCTCGTCTCCCTCGTTCACCAGCTCCGCCGCCGGCACCGCCTCGACATCGATCACGGGACCGCCCTCATCCGGCAGGTCGTCCATCATCTCGCTGGCCTCGCCGACATCGACGCCGGAGATCGCGTTGATGAGATCCGGCGCTCCAAGGCGGCACACGCGCTTGATCGCCGCCCACGCCATCATGTCCTTCCGGTACTGCGCCCACGGGCCGCCCTTCTTTAGCAGGCCCGCCCGCTCCGCGTCCGCGGCTGTATAGGCGAGGCGCACGACAGGCCGCCCGCCCCTGAAAAGCTCCATGTCGCAGAGGTCGTCGGTGCGGGCGTGAAAAACGAACCGCGCCGACGGGTCGCGGGCCTTGACGATGCCCATCATGAGTTGGGCGTCGGGCTCCGTCCGCCCGTTCACCACGAACATGTGACGCAGGGCCGTCATGGGCTTGGCGCCGACCTCCCAGCCCGCGAGCATGATCGCAAACGCTTTGGCCGGCGAGTCGACGGTGGCAGGGACGGCATGGCCGCGAGCGAGCACTACGCTCTTCGCCAGCGTCCCCATGATGCTTATCTCCGGCTGCGTTGGTAGCACGGCCACGGGTGGGCTGACCTCGATGGGCACCAGCGCCCGCGTCTGCTCCTGTTCTTGCTGCTCGTTCATCCTTAGTGCCTCTCTTTCATGCCGACACTGGCCGTAGCGCGTCCAGCCGGGGCAATGGCAGACAGCGCGCCCTTGGAGAACCTGGACGCGGTACTCGCCGCCGTCGGGTTGGCTCGAACGGATCAAGTAGTTGTGGGGCCGGGTCAGAGTCTCCATCTCTACACCCCCATTCCGTCCAGCACCGGCCCGAGGTCGGCGGCTATCACGACGGCACCGCCCCCTTCAGTACCCGCCTCGGCCCTGCGCCGACTGAGTGCTTGACGTGCGAGCCGCCCTCGGCTGGAAGGTCCCTGGCTGGCGGCACTTTGGGGTAGATCGCCCCCGGTATGTGCATACGGATACCGTCCACCAGCGCCTTCAGGGAGGCGAGGGTTGCGGTGTTCGCCGCGTTCGCCTGCTGTTCCTGGCGCAAGTCGTTGCGGAGTTGGCGGATATCCCAGGACTGCTCCCGCACGAGCCCGCAGAGCAGGACCACCCTATCCTCTACGGGCAATCCACCGTCCTTCACGGCGTCGAGTATCTTAGCGATGGCCTCCTGCCGCGTGAACTTCGTCTCGACATCGATCTCTGTCATGGCTTACCTTCTTCCTGATCGTCTATCTGGCTGTGAGCCGTTGGGAGCCCCGACCTTGTGCCGGGGCTCCCGGATGGAGAATCGCACCCGCAGGAGATCATGCAGCGGATACAGTTGGCGCTGACGTGTGGCCGCCCCTGGCCTGCCGGCCGGGTCAGCGACACCGGCAGGCCGGGCAGCGCTTCACCGCCTACCGCGCTGGTGGCGGGGGAAGCGGCAGGAGGGGAAGGCCTCATAGCAACCTCTCTTGCCCTGTGCAGCCAGACCAGCGGCGGGCACACTCGTCCAGACCGACAAGGCCGCCGTGAAGGGTGTAGAGGGTTTTCTGGCGACCACACTGGCGACAGTGAACCGTGAGTTTGTAGCCCTGGTCTGTGCCAACGTCGTTTAGGATTTCGAGGTCGTGCGGGAGCGTCATTATTTGCTCTGTCATCTTCCTTGGCAGGGCTTTGCCGTCCAGCAAGCCGCACATCCTCTCCCAGCCCAGCCATACGATCTCAGTGCGCGGCTGCGGAATCCCCAGTTCCTCTACCTTGGGAAACCAGTACATGAGGCTGTTGAAGCAGGTAGGTTGCTTCATCCTGCCCTTGCCCCCAACCGCGCCAGACGTCCGGCGCACGAGCCAAGAGGCCGGGACAAGCAGCCCGCTATCTCCACCAGAGACTTGCCCTCTGTCCTCAGCGAGAGGAGCTGCACGTCCTCCTGCGGAGAGAAGCGCCTGGGCCTCTTTCCCTTCCTGCTCCGCTCGCAGGGGGGCACAAAGCCGCGCAGGTCGCAATCCCTCACGAGCCAGTTGCCGCGCCGAACGGCGGGCAATAGGCCCCGATGAATCCAAGCGTTGACTGCGGAATGGCCGACGTGCAGCTGGGTGGCGACCTGGCCCGTCGTGAGGAAGGCTATCCCGTTGCGGATCTCCCGCACCCAGGGCTTGAGGTCCGCCCCGATCTTGGTCGGATCCCACAGGTGCCAGTAGCGTGCGTCTTCCAGGAAGCGCAGGAGCGCCTCCTCCGTCACGTACCACATCCTGTGCGGTCCCGCTCCCTGCCCCCGCCTGCCCTTCAGGTATCCGGCCTTGATCCACCAGGTCACGGTCTTGCTGCACCGCACGCCGAGCTTTCTGGCTACGGCGCGAGCCGAGAGGAGCAACCGCTGACGCGGCGGTATGCGCTTGCGCTTCCTGATGACCTGGACAGCCACGGCGGTACAGCCCAGGGCCTCGCCGATCTTGTGGTCGCTCCAGCCGCGGACGAGCAACTCCTCCAGCTGCAGCAGGTCTTCTGCGCTCCACTTCCAGCGACTCCTCATGAGGCGCACTCCCTCGCCTCGCCGTCCCACCGCGCGGAGGGTTTTCTGGCGACCACACTGGCGACAGTGAACCGTGAGTTTGTAGCCCTGGTCTGTGCCAACGTCGTTTAGGATTTCGAGGTCGTGCGGGAGCGTCATTGGGTCGCTCCATTCACCGCCCAGCGGAGCCGGTGATTGTTACCGTCGAGGTGGTTGACTTCCCGGCCCGGAGGCCGGGCTCCGTGGAACGCCGTCGCTACTATGCTATGGACGGTTAGGCCGAACCTTTGGCACTCTCGCCGGAGTTGGACTACATAGTACAGGCCAATACGGGGGCGGATGATCCGACCAGGATAGCCCCCATAACCTCGGCCTTTGGCGATGCGTCGAACCCGCCCTTGATCTGAAATCTCATAAAGCCCCTCAAAACCAGCGACAGATCGCCAATTTTCATTGAGGATTTTATTCCCTTTCTCTGAACGGGAGGGGGCAGGAAATATGAGCGGGCTGGCGGGGTCCGTCATGTTCAACCTTTCGGGAGCCCCGGCCCTACCTTTCGGCCCGCTTCCCTGCGAGGGGCCGGAACTCACAGGGGCATTGTAGAGAATCCTACAAAGCATGTCAAGCGATTAGGGGCCAGTTTGTAGATTTTTCTTGATCTTTGCCATGAAACGTGCTAGGCTAGCTGACAGGATGAACAAACTCGCCGAGATCATCGATGAGGCCATAGGGAGCCGCCCCCTTGCGGAAGCGGCTGATGAATGGGGTGTTCCCTACTGGGTGCTCAGGGATGCACGCTACAAGGGAACCTGCCCTCGTGCCCTTCACCTCATTCGGATCGCCAAGGCCATCGGGCGCGATGTTGAGGAACTAGCGCTCGCTGCCAACGGTAGCAACGGCAACACCCGCCAGACCCCGCCGGAAAGTGCAAGCGCATGCCCGCCCGCACGTGGGCGGAAAGCAGGGACGCGTACCGCCTTGCCCTCGTAGCCAGGGGCTACAGCCCGAACACCTGCCGCCGTTACCCCATCACGCTCGACCTCTTTGAACGCTGGTGCCTGGGTCAACACACCACGGCGCCGAAGGCCAACCGCGTGCAAGTCCACCGCTGGATTGCCAGCCGCTTCCAAGACCGGGCTCCCGCCACGGCCCAGCAGTCGATCTGCACCCTCCGCTCCTTCTACCGCTGGCTCATAGCCAGCCGTCGCCGGCACGATGATCCCACGACCGGGCTGAAACTGCGGCCCGTTCGCCATCAACCCCACCGGCCCTACAGCCCCCAAGAGTTGCGGGCTCTCCTGGCCGCAACCGAGAATGACCCGCCGCGTGCCCTGCGGGATCGGGCCATGCTCCTCCTCTTCATCGGTGGTGGCTTGCGCCTGAGTGAGCTGGCCGGGATGAAAACGGTAGACATCGATTGGGAGGGCGGTTGCATCCTTCTCCACGGCAAGGGGGCAAAGGAAAGATGGATCGCGCCGGGTGAAGCGGTCATGGTATCGCTACGCGAGTACGTGAATGGGCAGGTGGGCGCAGTGTGGGAGATCGGGATAGCGGCGATAGAGGCGATGGTCAACCGGCGGGCTCGGGAGGCTCACCTTGGGCGGATTCACCCTCATGGGTTCAGGGTCACATTTGCGATCCGCTTCCTAGAGGAGAGCCGAGACCTGGACGCTCTGCGGATCATCCTGGGCCACGAGACCTTGAAGCAGGCGGCGGAGTATGCGGCCTACAGTGCCGCTACCCGCGCCCTTGACCAGCAGCGGCGGTTCAATTTGGCCGACCGCCTCTAGAGCCCGCCCTCTTTCCCGAAGTTTCTTGCTTTTCTACTGTTGCATTTGGCGTTATAATGCGCCCGTGATAGGCAGGCTCGGCTACAAGGACGTGAGCGAGTGCCCGGTGGAAGGCCCCCGAGAGGGGGCTTTTCTGTTGGCGATAAGGAGGGGGAGCGTATGGCCGGTAAGCCAAAGTACACGCAGGTCGTCAAGGAACCCACCAGGAAGGTAAGGGCCGCGCGACCCTCGCTGAATGGGCGCCGAACGCATGAGGGTCGAAGGCTGCGGGCCACCAGTGTTCACAGGCAGCTCCAGAGCTACAAACACCAGGAGCACAGGCGTTGGCGGAAGGCCAGCATGGGGTGGTGAGGCGGCTCATGCGTTCTAGGCCACGCCCCGGCCCGCTGGTGCCCCAGGCGGGGCATTCTATGAGGGGATCGAGGATCACATGGTGCTGGTGATGACGACAACGCAGCCCTGGAAGACGGCAGACTGGCGCCAGGCCGGCCACCGGACCCGGCGGGCCTGGAAGGTCCTCCTCCGCATGGGCCAGGACTTCTACCCGCTCAGGGTGGACTTCCCGCCCCGGATCTCCCCCGACAAGTTCTTTCGGACGAGTCAACCCGAGCGCCAGACCATTCGGCTGGAGGAGAGGGAAGAGGCCCTCCAGGAGAAGCTCGGCCTGAAGATCACGCGGGCCGCCGTCGAGCGCGGCCGTGAGGCGCTCGCCTGGGAAGACTATGAGTCTTCCCAGGCCCTCGTCCTGGCCGACGTCAAGAACCTGCCCGCGGATGAATGCGCCGGCCGGCTTCACACCTCCAGGACGCGCTTCTATGAGCTCCTGAACGATGGCTGGGCCTATCTCGCTTGGAGGCTGGCTGGTCATGAGGCGTAACGGCTGCACCCACTGGCTCATCCTGGCGCCCGACAGGTTCCTGAGGATGGTCGCCCGCCACGGCGCCAATGGCCCAAGGAAGGGCTTCGTCTACCTCTGTCGTGGACGCTGCAAGTTGTGTGAGAAGGAGAAGAGCTGGGAGCGGATTAGCTGGATGGCGGGGTATGCGCCCAAGGAGCTAGCGCTCCACCGACCGCCTGAAGTATCCCGACCTCCAGGTTCCCCCGAAGATGGCCCTGAGCGCAGCCAGCACGGGCCGCGTCCGAAATGGCCGACAGGAAAAGACATCGGCATAGGCCCGGCTCCCGTAGATAGCAATAGAGATATGGCTCTCGGCGATGAGGACCAGGCCCTGGCTGTGGATCTCAGAGATACAGGGCGGGGCGATCTTGTGGAGACCGGTGAGGAGCCGGGCCCGCAGTAGGAAGCGGGCGATATCGCCGGGGCTGCGCGAGATCCCCATGCCGTTCGCGATGAGATGGTAGCCGCTTATCGGGGGGTTCCCCAGAGTCAGCGTCTTCCTAGCTCCACCCAAAGAAGAAGTGGCCTACCGTCCACACGCTCAGGCCCAGGAGCGACCACCAGAGCCACTTGTGGGACACGAGCCAGCGCACGTTCTCCGTAAGGGTGTCGCCGCGCCTCTTCGTGAGCAGGCCCCACAGTTCGAGCGCCGTGCCCGCTGCGGCCCAGATGGCCCAGGGGAGCCAGGTGTTCACTCCGGCCTTACGCCGATGTGGGCGAGGGCGTTGGCGATCTCCTGCCAGCGATCCTGATTCGCCAGCATCACGAGGTTGGCCCGCATCTTCACCACGACCAGGAAGATCTCATCCTTTCGCGCCTGCTGCACGTCAAGCACAAAGAGGTCCCAGACAAAGCCCGCCCCCGGGTCTGACCGCTGATTCGAAACCTCGTAGTGGCCGATGATGTGTTGGTGGTCCAAGGGGATCGCGTAGTGAACGCAGCGATCCTGGACCAGGGCGACAAGCGCCTTCCACTGCGGGCAACCGGGCGGCATGGTCTGGCCGATGCTCCCCGCGTAGCCCTCGATCTCTACTGAGAGGGTCTGCAGGTTGAGGTTCTTGTTCGAGTCGGCCCAGCAAGGTGGCGGCTTGCCCTGTAGGGCATTGGCCCAGGCGCCGAGGCGTTCTGGCACCATCTGATAGCAGCCGCCGGCGTGGGAGATGAAGTAGTGGGTACTGCCGCCGCGCCCTGGGTCGTCGAAGTAGAGCGGCGTGCTGCTGTGAGGATCGGCGGGCTCCTCAGCGGTGTGAAGCACGAATGCTCGCGGTTGGTTCACGAGTTGTTGCGCCGGGTCCTCAGCGTAGGAGCGCGGATAGCCGAAGTTCGTCTCAGAGGCAGGCCATGCGACGCCCATCTTGTAGTCGGGTTTGAAGTCCATAGTCTTGTCCTCTCGGTCCCTTTCCCCTAACGCCCGCGCCAGTAGGTTCACTTGCCCAGGTTTACTCCATTCTCGTGAACCTGCCCGAAGATGTAGCCAACTGCCGTTGCGAGTGTGGCGACCAGCCAGACAGGGCATTCATGGCCCATCGCCTCTAAGCCTAGGGCACCACCCAGGGCGACGATGGCGAACAGGCCAGCGAACAGAAGCCTAAGCGTTATCGTTCTCATTCAGTTTCCTCCTTGCACCAGCGCGACTAGCCGGTATTCGATTGTTCCCCCTCGTTCTCCTGGGCGGGTACACAAGAAGGGTTCGAGGAGGGCGACGTGGCCCCCTTGTGATAGGTGCCCAGCGATAACACACAGTCGGGGGTCGAGTAGATCAACTCTACCTCGTCTGGCGGGTGCCACGGGAGGTCTTGCATGTCCATCCAGAGATCGAAGTATATCCGTGGCCTCTTCTTGGACTCGTTCCCCAGGCTCCTCGTTTACCATCCCGGCACCTCCTACGTCAGCGCCTTCTTGACCGTCACGACACCCCGCGTAACCGTTGATACGTTCGTTGCCGCATCCGTCACCTCGGCCTCATGGTAGTAGCTCGCCCCGCCCAGGCTCAGTGTGTCGGCGGGCAACAGCGTGATCGTGAACTCGCCCTTGTTCGTGGTCTGGTTCGAGAGGGTGATGCCACCCGTGATCGGCACAGTCGTCTTGGTGATGAGGCCCGCCGCGTCATCCTCGGCCCGCTTGACGATCCACTCGATGGTCGAGCCGGTCAGGTCGATAAGGGCGCCGGCGGCATCCTTGACCGTGACGGTGAGCACCTTGCTCTCGCCGGCGTAGAGTTCGAAGTTCTGGTCTTCGCTTGTCATAGGGCCTCCCTATAGTTCATGAGACCTCTCCCTCCAATACCTGATCTGTCTTGGTGCCAGCCAGCGTGAGCGCAGGCAGAGATTGGCCGACCAGCACGATATTGGGAGCCGCCTCACCCTGAAGGGAGATGGCGGCGATGATTTGCCCGCTGGTGCCGATGATGAGCATCGTGCCGGAGGCGGACAGATTGACCGCCCCGATCTCGAGGGCGGTGCCGATGGGCATAAGAAGCCCCTCAGCGGTTAGCACCGCAGAGCCGCCGAAGAGGGCGGCGGCGGCAATGGCTAGATTGCCGTTCGCTGCCAGGGATATAGAGCCGAGCGCCAGCCGTCGCCCCGCTACTGCTAGAACACCGTTGCCTGATAGGGCGATGCTGCTCATTCGAAGGCGAATCCCGCCCACGTCAAGGGAGCCGTTGCCCGAAAGGGCCACGCCGCCCGTAGTGATGCGGAGGCCCGTAGGCTCTAGGTGCCCATTACCTGAGAGGGAAACGCTAGCAGCCCGGATCAGTGTTCCCGTGACGACTAGGAGGCCCTCGGCGGTTAAGGCAACCGTTCCCTCTAGTACGCCGCCCATGTAGGCTGCGACATCGAGATCGCCCAGGCCGCTCAGGCTGATGGTTCCGCTTACCAGTCGCCGCCCAAGAACCGCTAGGCTACTTTGACCCGACAGGCCGAGCGAACCCGCCCTCATCCTCATGCCCGTGGCGGCAAGGATGCCCTCCCCAGAGAGCGCGGTTGCCCCTAGCCGGATACGCCGCCCGTCTGGTGCCAGGGTGCCGTTGCCCGCCAGGGCGATGGAGTCCGCTAGGAGAGCCCGCCCTGCCACGGCCAGGGAACCCGAACCGCTGAGAGAAAGTATGGCCTCGATAATCGAGCCGATGCTACCGATGGTTACAAGGGAGCCAGCCCCAGAAAGGACTATTGCCCCACCTGCTAGGTAATGCGGGACGACGGCGAGAGTGCCAGCGCCTGATAAGGTGGCTGCAGCGAGGCGTTGACGGACAGCACTGGGCGAGAGGGTCCCTGTCCCCGATAGCGCAGCAGCCCCTAATCGGAGGCGCTGACCGGCTGGTGACAGAGTACCGTCCCCGGTGAGGGCGACGGCAGCAGATCGTAGCGCCCGGCCAAGCGTAACGAGAGAACCCGAAGCGCCCAGAGAGAGGATGGCTTCGATGATAGCGCCGACGGAGGCGGTGATTACAATGGAACCAGAACTAGAGAGGGCTACCGCCCCGCGCCCTAAGTATCGGGGCATCACGGCAAGGGTTCCCTGGCCCGAGAGGGCCACAATGCCATAGGCTACTCTGACACCCTGAAGGGATAGCGCCCCATCTCCAGAGAGCCCCAGGCTGGCTATTCTCATGCGAACGCCTGTCGGGCTGAGGCTACCATCACCCGAAAGGCCAAAGATACCCGGGCGAAGAGCGCGACCGACGACTGCTAGGCCGCCTGAAGCGTTCATCGAAAGGATGGCTTCGATGATAGCGGATACCGAACTAGCAATGACAATCGTGCCGGTGGAGGAGAGGGTCAGAAGCCCGCCCGCTAGATAATGCGGCGTGCAAACGAGGGTACTGTTACCTGCGAAAGCGGCGATGCCGCAACGGGTGCGGAGACCGGTGGGCGCTAAAGTCCCCTCCGCCGCAAGCGCAACGGCACCCATCCGGGTACGCTGGCCTACGGCCTCCAGCGTGCCGCTGCCGGCCAGGTCAACAGTGTTCGCCCTGACCACCCTTGGCACTATCGCGGTCACGCCCGAACCGCTCAGGTCGGCGGCGACTGAACGGATGGCGGCGGGGGTAATGGCAAGGGCGCTCTGCGCCGTCATCAACGTGCTGGTTCCTAGGACGGGTTTAGGCTGTATTGCTAACGTGCCCGCCCCGGCGAGGGCTACGGATGTTGAACGTTTGGCCCCGCCCGTAGGAGCCAGCGTGCCGGAACCGGCGAACTGTGCGATGGCGGTACGTATTCGGGTTGACGCGGGACTCAGTGTGCCTGAGCCGGAAAGGGAGAGCGCCCCCGTGACGAACCCCAGCACGATGTCGCCGTAGAGACTGACCGAGCGGGCAGGCTTCATCGAGGATAGTGTGCCGTATAGGCTCAGGCTTTCGTCCGGCGTCGCACCCTCGGCGGCGGTATCAGCGACGACCATCTGGAGGACCAGGAAGTTGTCGATGACGCGCTTGCGGCGGAAGGTAATGTAGGCGGTTATGCCGTAACCCGCTGAACTGGAAACGCCCTCCTTCTGAGTCGGCCCGCTCTCAGTCTCCAGTTGCGCGTCAGCCACGAGGAGGCTCGGCGCGTGACTCTCTACGGCAGCCCGCTCAGTGAGCCCGGCGATTGTACCCCACGTTGCGCTGACGTCCACCGCGTAGCAGTAGAAGACAAGCTCGCGCTTGCTTGCGGTCGCTACGTCCGTGGGCGAGAGGTGGGAGGTGCCCGTAGCGGTGATCCCTATGCTGGCGACGGAATAGATAGGGTCCGCATCCTTGCAGGCCCACAGCGCACCGCTCCAATAATGGGCGGCAACGGTTGTGAAGTCGAAGGTGGCAGCCGCTACATCGTCTGCGTCGGCTTCCTTCGTGAAGATGGCCCCGTACATCTTGGCATCGTTAGAGGCAAGTTGGGCGGCTTCCGTCCAGCCAGCGGGCGGCGTGATGGCTCCGGCGCCAGCCGCGCTGCGGGCAGCGACGAAGGCCGCGAGCGCGTCCCCCACGGCTAGGCCGGCGGGCTTATCCAGAGTCAGCGTGGTGGCAGCGTCGGCGGTTGAAGTGTCTGAGGCCCGATAACTGGCCTGTTTGGCGAGGGTACCGGAGATCGCCTTCGGGCTCCCGCTCGTCCAGTCGAAGGCGTCAGCGACAGCGCCGGCCAGGGACGGATAGTTCGTAGGGTTGAGCACATCACCCGACTCGCCTGGGGTTCCCGTGGGCTCGGTGTAGCCCGTGGCCACGTTGCCGACGAGGCTAACACCCGTGCCCAGGCCATTCACGCCGTCTGTGAAGGCGGCGAAGGTGCCCATGTCCTCATCGGGCGGCTCCTCAACGTAGACCTTCAGGGGCCACCAGTAGGAGTAGGCGTCGCCGCTACCTGCCTCGATGGTCTCCTGGGCAAAGAGGTCTGTCAGTTTGATGACCGGAAGGGGCGTCGTAAGCCAGCAGGTTATGAGGGCGAGGTCCTCCGAGCCGCAGAAGATGACCTCATTCGTGTTGATCTCATCGTTGGCGCGGTCGAACCAGACACGCTGAATGCTACTGTCCGAAACCTTGATCCGGGCCATCCCCAACTCGGTGAAGTTCCAGACCGTCCAGACATAGTCGCCGTCGGGTGTCTCAAACACACCGTAGCTTTGGGGGTTTTCAAGGGACTCGTGTACTAGGATGCGGTCGACGATGCTTAGGTCAGACTTCGCCATCTTGCAGATGTAACCATTCCAGGTCGGACTACCCTCATACCCCAGGTAGAGATAGTCGGCGGTGACGGCGAAGTCATCCGTCAGCGTTTGACCTGAATCCTGGTAGGCGTTCTCAGTGAGGGCGTCCGTGCTCACGTTGTAGGTCAGCTTGAAGACTGTCCCCTCGGCTTTCGTACAGTAGAAGATGCGGTCGTTGCCGCTGGCGTGGCTGTAGCGGATGCAGTGGACGATCCCCTGAATACCGGTAAGAGACTTCACGGCCCGGAGGGTCATGTCGCTGATGCGGACAACGGCTACATGCGAGTCACGGGTGCCGATGTAGAGATAAGTCCCGTCTGTGCTTATGCTGTTCCCCCGCTGAGGCCCCAGGCCGAACAGCGCGTCCTCACTATCCGAGACCGTCCAGTTTGCTCCGCCATAGACGCCGTGCTTTCCTAGCGCATAGCCGGTTGATGTGTCCACTCCCCAAACCTGATATGTGGTGCCGGTAGCATCCAGTTGCCGCCGTAAGACGAGGTGGTAGGTCGTATCGGCGGACAGCGAGACGGGGATAGTGAACCAGAAACCGACCCAGGTATAGCTAGCCCCAGTCATGCCCTGCCTGGCTACGCTTGTTCCTAGGATGGTGGCGGAGGGCTTGCCCGATCCGTCGTCCGTCCGAATCTCCGCAATCCAGTCAGACGGAACGGTGCCCGAACCGCCCTTCTTGAGATAGAGTTGGGCCGACCTGACCTCCTGGGCGACCGCAACCTGGAACGACTGAGAGCGTCGGGTGTTGCCTGCCGCATCGGCCACGCTGCGGTCGGCGTCCTGTCCGGTTGTGTAGGCAGCGATATTGTAGGTGTACTGCGTTCGGGTGGCGCCTAGCGTAGCCTCATCGGCGTCGAACCTATCCAGGAGGATGTTGGGGTTTTCGATGGCCTCCCCATGCACCACATAGACGTAGTCGCCCGCCACGCAGCACGCCTCGCCGTAGTTGTCGCCAGCCGGTGCCGTGTAGGTGTCATAGGTGCCATCCGTGGGGTCAAGCCGTATCAGGCGGTAGGAAGTTATAGGAGAGGTCAGGCTCATGCGGAGGACAAGGAACGCCTTGCCCGTTACAGGGTCGTAGGCCCCCCCGTGGCAGTTGTTGAGCCCGTCCCCGAGGGAATACGTTGTCTTCCCCGGCGTGCCCGCCCGCATGAGTTCGGTGAGGTCGTTGACCTGTATCTTGGCTGGGGCGGCTGCGGGGCCGAAGTAGCGCATGAGGAACTGGCGCGGGGTCTTGATGGCGGTGGGCGTGAGAGTGCCGTTGCCCGCGAGGGCGAGTGAGCCCTCTTCGACCAGACATAGGACGAGTTCAGGTGGATTGGTGCCATCGTCGGAGTCAACCGAGGTGTCCTGGGCTGTCTCCGTTTCGGCGTTGCTGCGGATGCCCAAGTTCAGCGTTATACTGTTATCGAGGGCATACTGGACGAGAGCTTGAAAGTTCGCCCCGCTAATTGTCAGCCAGCCCGTCGCGGTGGGCGTGGTGAATGTGTGCGGGCTGGGGCTACCCTGCTCCGCCTCTTGGGTATCCCATGTGACGGTGGCCTCGGTACACCCTTGGTAAAGACGGTACACCCTTGCTGTATAAGCCGCCCCAGTGTAGGCGTTCACATAGAGGCGGAGTCTTGTTCCTATCAGGACGGTTCGGCCATAGTAGGCCGAGACATCAACACTAAGGAGGAGGCGCTTCTTTTTCGGCGCCTTGGTGGGCGAGCGTCCAAATATGCCCACCGCGGTAGAGCCGAACTTGCTGGTGGGGTAGGCTTCATCAACATAGGTGAAGTTGGTGATCGCAACCGTCTGAGACATCTACAGCCCCGCTATCAACTCCCTGATCTCGCCGCTCACATCGCCCTCCCACCGTGCCCCCCACGCCGGCGGCCCGCTACTCGCTAGGTTGGCGACCTTGCACGATGGGATCATCTCCAGGACCTCGTGGAAAAGGCTGAGTCCTGGCTCAGACGGCACGGTACAACGACAGACTGACACGCCTCGCCTGACCATCTCCTCGTTGACCCACAGCAGCTCGGACAGGCAGGCGGCCAGCCGCACGTTCTTGGGCTGCTTCTCATCCACCACGTTGGCTCCCGTGGTGCAGGACAGCGGATCGCCGGTCTGGAATATCCAGATAGAGATAGCGACCAGCGTGCCCCCGTAGTAGGCGCCGAGCAGCACGCTGTCGCTTTTCAGGCCCTTTTGGACGGCGCTCTGGGCAGAGTCGGGCCAGCAACGTATGCCAGCGGTAGATGCCAGGGAGAGCGGAGCGGCCTTATCGGTTAGGACTCGAACCTCGAAGGGCTCCATCTGGTCCTCCTAGTCGAGACTAACGTCTAGGTCACCCGCCTTGATCTTGAACTGGTCGCCCGAGGCGATGGACTTGTTGGCTGCGAGCGAGCCGTGCCACAGCATGTTGGCACTGCCGGAGCCGTCCGAGCTGGTGAACAGAGCCGCGTGGGTGAGGTTGCCCCAGCTAGCCGTTGCCTCGTCAAAGAGCACATCGGCGCTGTTCGTGGTGCTACCACCGGCGGCGGCGCTGAAGGTCGCGCTCTTGCGGGCATAGGATGTGGTGGTTCCGGTTGCCACCTCACTGGCGCTGCCGCTGTAGTCGTCGGCGGGGCTGCCGGTGAATAGGCCCACGTAGCAGGCCGCCGGCTTATCAAAGTCCGTCTTTGCCAGGGTGTGATCCAGGACCTTGTTCTCTAGGTAGTCGCTGATGTTTCCAGCCATTGTTTCTCCTTCGCCACGGGCTTGAGCGGCCTCAGAACGACGGTGATCCCGCTCTCATCCCGCAACTTTCTTATCGTTTCCCACTTGTGAGTCGTGTAAGGGTATGTCTTGCCCCACCCCCTTTCGGTCCAGTAGTCGAATGAATCAAGCGTGAAGCCCCGAACATGCGTCGGGTCTGCCGTGTGCTGCCAGGAGCCGACTTCGGGGCCATGAACCATGAGATAGCCGCCCGGGGCCGTGATGCGCCAGAGTTCATCCATGACGAGCGTGAAGTCGCAGGCGAGGTGCTCGAGGACATCCACCGCCTCGACGTAATCCCAGGAGGAATCGGCCCACGGCCAGGGGAACACGGTGAGGTCGTGGGCCACGTCGATGTCCGGGTAGAGGCCGTCCCTGTCGTGGTGGGTATAGCCTGCCTTCCTCACCCTTCCGGCGCCAAGGAGGAGCTTCCGCTCGCCGGCCTTGTAGTCGAGAGGCGGAGCCACCGCTGCCAGGACGGGGCGCCAGCAATCCTCATAGACACGGCGGGCGCCGTAGGGTAGCGTGAATTCCCTCACGGCCTCGCGGTTCAAGTCGCCCCGGGCGGCGTAGGCCCGTTCGAGCTGCTCCAGAAGGTTACTCACGTCGGGCAGCGCCCACTTTGTTATCGTAGTGCTCCAAATCCATTGCGATGGCTGCGCCTGGTAGCCGTTGGCGCTCAACTCCGTAACCGCCGTCGCCGCATTGACGACAACGGGCGTACCGCACGCCTGAGCCTCTAGGATGGGCACGCCGAATCCCTCGCCCAGCGAGCAATGAAGCAGCACGTCAAAGGCGTTATACATCTCGGCCATCCACGGGCCGGCCCAGGCGTAGGAGCCGGTCTGTCTGGGAAAGTCGATGCGGCCAAGTAGGCCCAACTCCATCCGCAGATAGGTGAGGTTCGGCGCATACTGGTCGCCTACGGGTTCCGTGTGAAGGTATGCCTTCACGTCGGCGTGTCGCCCCATGAACTCCTTCAGGATATCGAAGGCCCAGGCGTATCCTTTGCGATCTGGGCTACCACGATTCTGGCCCACCATGCCGATGAGCCAGTCGTCGTCTTGAACGCCGTTTCGCTTACGCCATCGCTGGCGGGCACCGGGGTCTATCCGTAGCGCCGCGAGGTCTATGCAGCACGGCACGTACTCACTATCAAAGCCATGTTCCGCCAGTATTCCCTGCCCCCACCGCGAGGGCACGAGGATCTTCGTCGCACGCTGGAGCACGTCCCGCTCCATGATGGGGATTGGCTGGCTGTCTATCGGCGCCCACATGTAGCAGGGCACATGGTCGCGCCCGTAGCCGATAAGCCCCTGGGCGTCGAGCCAGGTGATGACTAGATCGGGCTGCACTCGCTCCATGTGCCAAGGCAGGCTCATGTTGCCCCATCGGTCATCGCCGTAGGCCGAGGAGAGCACGGTGAGGTTTTCCGCAAGGGGCACCTCACCCTCATGAAGGGCGCCGGGTGCATAGACATAGACCTCATGCCCGTCAGCGACCATCGCCCGCGTCACCATGTCTGTCTGTTGCCCGTAGCCACTGGCCTGCCAGGGGGCGTCAGAGACGAAAAGGATACGCATTAGACTACATCCCCCAGCACGACGCCCGAATGCCCCACCATCGCCACTAGCACCCTGTCATTGACCGTCGGCGTATAGCTGTCTAGGTAGGGATAGGTGCGCGTGCTAATCGTGCCCTCGCCGTCGAACAGGATCGTCGGTCGGCCGCTCACGTAATCCGAGGGGATGGTGCCCAGCTTGAAGACGATCTGCGCCGCCTTCGGCTGCACCAGCCCCAAGAACTCCTCTGCCTTCAGCCTCATACCGTCACCACTCGCCGCGCCGTGTGCTTCATGGCCCCGCCGGCCACCAGGGGCAGTGACCAACTCACCTCGGAAAACTTCGCCGATACTGCGAGCCCGCTGTGAACCAAAATGTAGACATCTCTGTCGCCGTGGAACGGCATGATCCCCGTCGCAAACTCGACCTGCTGGTAGACCTGTGATGCCTCGTATGCCAGCCGCGCCACCAGGCCATTGAGGGCATCCTGGTCCGCCGCCTCTACGCGCTCGCGGAAGTCGACGATGGTACGCCCCCGGTTCACCGTCGAGGTGGGCGAGTCGACGCTGGTGTTGGTGTAGGTGGCAATGAGGGCGTCGGCGTCGGGTTCGCTCTTGACCAGCACCCACTTATTGGCGATGGCGAAGAGGTCAAGCGATTCCTGCGCTTCAGGGATGAGGACGGAGTCGCCGTCGTCCTGGTAGGTGTACTCTGAGGGCCGGTCAGACGGGCTGACGTAGGGCTGTGCGACGGCCACGCCGTTCTCGTCGAAATAAAGGCTCCTGTAGTTGACCGCGCCCAGGAGGTCGTTGACGATGGCGAGCTTCGCCGCCCCGGGTGGCCAGACCCGCACTTCGGGCAGCGTCTTGCTGGTGGCCGTGAGGTTCTGGCCGGTGATGCCGGCGCCGTCCAGCAGGGTCTTGACCGCCGTGATGTAATTGATGGCGGCGGCCACGGTGTAGCGATCCTCCACCTTGTCATCCTGCAACACCTGGAGTTGGTCATAGGCGTCGATCTCGCGAGTCACGACACCAGCCGCATCTACCGCCCGCGGCGGCGTGCTCAGGAGGAAGACGCCAAGCGGCCACTCGGCCCAGCCGTCGTCAGGCATCTTGAGCTGGGCGTAGGGCTTGATGCGCTCCGAGAGGAAGTCGATGTTCCCATCATCCCTCACCGTGAAGCGGGCAGTGCGCTTGATGTCCGCCAGGCTATTGTTCTCTATCTGGCTGGAGAGCACGCTCGTCAAAGCGGCCTCGTAGACGTTCGCGCTGGTCAGGAGATCATAGCGAAAGCGCCACTCGCGGCTGGCAGCGTGAAGCGCCGCCTGAACCGCGTCCGCTGTGTAGCCGCTGACCGCGAGGGATTGCATCAAACGGCCTCGCTGAAGTCGATGCCCTCGACCGTGAAGTCGGCGTCGGTGCCCTGGGGCTGATCATCAAGGGACAACTCGGCCACCACACCAAAAAGTTTGCGGCCCGCCCCATCCCGGTAGCAAACTGTCGGCTTGGTCTGGACGAAAGCCTCCAGGATGGCCCGGTCCGGGCCAGTCCTGAGCAGCTCCAGGCCTATGCTCACCTTCGTCGTGGCGGATTCGCCGAGTTCAACGACGGGGGCGACTCTACCGGCAAACTGAAGGTATGTAGCGGGGATAGACCAATCACTAGCGCGGCCGCGACCATCGTAGACATATTGGTGGGCCGTGGCAGCGGGGCTGGCCACGTCGTGCATCCAGACGCCAGTGAAGGTGATGCTCAGGCTGTGCGTCGCGCTGTCGGCGAAGGTGCCCGTGACGCCGATGGCCCGCACCTTGTACTCGTAGGTGACGCCGGAAGCGACGGCGTAGTCGTAGTAGGTGGCAGACGTCCCGACGTCCGTGGCGATCCGCACCCAGGCCGACTCGCCTGAGACGCGCCGGTAGATGTCGTTGTGATCCAGGGCTGGTTCGCCCCCGCCTGGCGCGGGGTTGGTGATCACCAGCTTGATCCGCCCGCTGGTGGCCTCGCCCGTATCGACAACGGTGGGTGTAGGCGGGTTTGTGAAGACGGCATCGAAGTGGCGCTCCTTGGTCACGCTTTCGACGCCCTTGCCGTCATACAGGACTAGATAAGCTATGTAGCTGTGACCATTCTCTAGCTCATAGTCAATCACCGCCTCAGTCACATCACCAGAGACCTTGCCGCTCTCATAGAGAAACGGAAACATCTCATCATGTGCTGTGAGAATGAGCGCATAGGCGGTTTGTGCCTCAGCTTCTGGATCGCTATATGTCCAGGTAAGGGTCAGTGAGGGGCCGGTGACATCATCGTGATTGATGGCAGGGTAGGTGATGGTGGCCGTCGGCGTGGCCGAACACCAGAAGCTAGCGAGCACACTGTAGTCGCCACCGGCGGCATCCCGATCCCAGGTCTTCACCTTCCACTGGTACTGCACGTTGTTCACGAGGGTGCCCGCAGTGAGGCTATGGAAACTAGTGCTGCTGCCAACCACGCCTGAGTCATAGACCTCTACGGAGTCTGAGGCTCGTACGATTTTTAGTTGATAGGAGGACTGGGTGTCCCCGGAGTCGGGGTCGCTGAATGTCCAGGCAAAGTCGGCCTCCGCGGCCTTGTCGAAGTTGGCCCGCACAAGGCCCGTGGGCGGGTTCGGGGCGCGGTTGAGCTGGCGGATGGCAATAGCCCCAAGGAGCCAGGGGCCCACCGCGTTGGGCCACGTCCACAACATCTGAGTCGCAACGCTGCCGACCTTCGTGCTGACGGATTGAGATGAGATGGCATATTGCAAGGTTTGTCCAGCCCCACAAGTGGGCGGGTCGGAACTCTGCCGCACAAGGCAATCGATGACGAGCTGATCCTCGCCGCTGGCAACCTGTATCGAGGCCGGCGCGCCGGTTCCTGAGGCGGAACCGTAGGTTTCAATCGGGTCTGTCTGGTGGGCGTTGCTGAAGCTGACCGCCACGGCCTCAACATTAAGGTCGGTCCCCGTAAAGGCGACACTAACGTTGTGGGCACCAGTCGCTGGGGCAATGAGCCTCCACATTTCATAGCGACGCTTGAGATCGCCGGAGCCCTCCGTTGCTCCCCCCACGAGGGTCATGGCGACTCCGTTGTAGGTGACGCCGGTCACGGTTGCGGCGTCGTGATCTGACAGGCCAAGGCAGACGATGAGTAACCGATCACTGCCCGCGCAGGTGTGCGCCCAGGCGACGGGGCTCGCGGCGGGGTGGAAGTCCTGCGCGTAGCTCTTGGCGTCAAACGTTACTGCCATCGCTACCCGCCCCCTCTCGCCACACGCTGTAGGCGGTCGAAGAAGTCCTGCACGGTACGCATCTCCGCAAGGTCGCGCGCGGGGATGGTGATCCCGCCATTGATGATGATGGTGTTGCCACCCAGACCCCGGCTCTCCTGCGCTGAGTAGACGTTGGAGCCACGGGGCAGGGAGACGAGTTCCGGGCCGCGCTCGCCGACCCATGCTAGGCCGCCGCCGAAGTTGTGGACGCCGGATTGAAACCCCGGCGGTACATGCAGGCTATTCAATACATTCGCCGCATTCTGGCCAGCCGTGTTCAGGTTCCAGGTCATGGTCGTCTGGGCACCCACGGCGTCGCCCAGGCCCCGGAAGGCGAAGCCGATATAATCAGTGGCACCCCGGACGGTTGTCTCCATGTTGTCCGCCGCGTTAGCAGCTCCCGCCGTCGCTAGTCTCTGAATGTCGGTCACCCAGCTAAGGTCCTGAACCTTCTGGGATTGCGCCTTGATGGCCTCGGTGAGTTGGCCAGCCATATCCTTGAGCTCACGCTCGGTAGGCAGCGACGCGTCATTGAGCGTCGCCCGATCCTGCATGATCCTGTGGTCGGCGGTGTAGACGGCTAGTTGATTCTGAAGAGCCGTGATCTGCTCATCGATGGCCTTCGTCTGCTCGGTCGTGGCCCCCGCCGCCAGTATGACCGCCTTCTGATATTCCAGCGTGTCGATCTGAAGCTGCAGTTGTGCCGTCTCTACGGTCGGCCCGCCGAGCAACTTCCCGAGGGCGCCCTGCAGTTGGCTCACGAGTTCAGTGCCGACCTGGTAGGCGAACTCGGAGGCAGCGGCCTTGGCGCTCCCGAAGCTGGACTGAACGGCCTGCATCGCCAGTTCAAAGTCGAGCGCCTGCCGCCCGAGCCCCGTGTTCCCCAGGCGGATTCCCAGGTTATAGAGTTCGCGCACGGAATCGGCTATCGGGCCGGGCAGTTCCTTCAGTTGCAGGTTGAAGGTGGCCATCTCGATCTGAACCTTGAAGATGGCATCCTGAAGTTCCTGGTGCTTCTTCACCACGTCGGCGAGGGACTGGATTGTGGTGGCCTGCGCTGGTGTGAGGCCCAGGTTCAGGGCATCCTTGAGGGTGAGCGTGCCCTCATTGGCGATCTTGGCCGCCGCCCAGAAGGCGACGGTGGCCTTCGTGGCTCCGTTCTCCCCCATCGCATCGGAAAGGTTGACGAGAGCCTTCTGGGCTGTCCACGCATCCTCGGCAACCTTGTCAGCAAGTGTCTTCGCCAGCGCCGCAGCCTCGAATCGGGCGGCAGCCCAGGCGGGGATGCCGTTGGCCGTGGCCTCAGCGAGGGAGATGATGCCATCGTCAAGGATGTCAACGACCTCCGCGAGTTTCTCAACAGCGGCGGCGGCACCACCAGCGGCGGCGCCTGCCCCGCCAAGGCTGGTCGTCCAGTCTAACAGCGGCGGACGGGCCTCCTCTGCGCTCTTCTTGAAGTTCTTCGCCGCTAACGTCAGACCCGCTACGCCTTCCACAGCGGGCTTGACCGCGACCTCAAGTTGGAGTGAGACGCCAGCGCGCATGTCCGCTATCGCACCGCTCAGGTCAGGTATCTCTAGGCCGATGTTGCCCAGCAGCTTGTTGGCGAAGCTGGCGATATTGTTGATGCCAGATAACAAGTCAGCGAGGCGATCCAGAATCCAGTTGACGGTTACTTCTATGATGCTGGCCACGGCGTTCATCGCAGCCCGTACAGGCGCTGGCATAGCGTTGAAGATGCGGCCCCAGTTCATAGCGATGATCGCCAGTGGGCCGCCAAGGATGGCCAGGAGGGCTCGCTGCCAGTTGTCCTTGAACCAGTTGAGCAGCGCGGCTGGCGCCCTCTGAAGGGCGGGCCATACCGTGTCCCAGTTGCGGATAAGGAGAGCGAGGCCCGCGCCCAGCAGGGCAGCGGCGGCAACAATGGCCAGGATGGGCCACGTCGCAGCGATGGTGGCTGCGGCCCAGGCGATGAAGGCCGGCACCACGTTGTAGAGCACCACAACTCCGATGGCGGCGAGGGCACCGACTATCGCCTCCCTGTGCTCGTCAAGGAAGTTGAGGGCTTCTCGCAGGGGTCCTTTGAGGGTATCGATCAAGGGCTCGATAGCGGCCTTGGCCGTATCGAATGCGGCTGTTAACTTCGGCCCCCAGGCGTCGATGAACTTGACAACGGCAGGGATGATCTGGTTAGTGACGACATCGACCAGCGTGGTCAGGATGGGGAGAACTAGATAGCCAATCGTCTCCTTCAGTTCACCCATCTGAATCTTGGCGGCTTCCATCTGTCCTGCGGTTGACTTGGCATAGGCGTCAGCCTGCCCCCCGAACTTCTGCTGCAAAGCCGCGAACGCCTCAGCCGCCGTTGCGCCTTCCGCTAAGTTGATGCCCATTCGCTTGAAGACGTTGGCGTTCTCCTCAGTGACCTTGCCCAAGAGACGGGAAGCCGTCTCTAGGTCGATTCCGGCACCACGGGCAACGTCCTGGGCCAACCCAAACCGACCGATGGCTTCGGTCGCGTTATCAGTCTGGGCCACCAAGAGGGATAGGGCAGCACGCTGAGCGTCATCGTCAAAGCCCTTCTTCATCCCGGCCTCAACGACGGCATCAAGCTGCTTGCCGTAGATATCCCAGGACCCGCCACTATTTTCGACGGCCTTCTGAAGACGCATAAGTGATGCTGTCTCATTAGCGGCGGCCTGCGCCGCGTCCATAAGGAAGCCGGGGGCCGCCATGATGCCCTGGGCCATCACGAAGCCGCCGGCGATCTTGGCCATGTCTCCGAAGGCTTTGCCGAGGCCGCCCGCCTTCTTCTGGACATCGCCCAGAACCTTTGAGGCATCATCCTTACAGCGCAGATAGATGCCCAGCTCGGCTGTATTGGCCATCAGGCGCTCCTCTTGACAACGTGCTGCGGTAAGAGCATTGAGGGAGGCAGTCGCTGCGGGCTAGCGCCCCTTCCCACGCACCTTCTCTTGCACCTCCCGCTCGGCCATGCTCAGCCGCTCGGCCTCACCGCGCGCCTCGGCTATGAGCAGCGAATCGCTACGGTAGAACTCCGGCTGGCGCAGCCAGACGCCGTAATCCTTGATGCCCATCGCCTCCATTTCGGCGATGTACCCTAACTCTCTAGGCCAGGTTCCACCGGAATCGCCTCTGCCGGCTGCTCGAAAAGAGACAAGGAGCTGCCCGTAGAGTCTTTTTTTTCAGCATCGCTCCGGCTAGGATTCAGACGGTCGATCTCAGCCCTGATCTTGTCGGCTGTCTCCTCAGACAATCGCCCTATGTTGACCGGGTTGACCTGCGCCGGGTCGCTCCAAGCCGTGATCATGCGCTCCAGGAGGGCCAGGCCCCAGAGGCCGGGGTCGATGGTCATGCGGGCCGTCTTCGTCCCCTGACCGTCCAGCCCCATCTCAGCGGCGATGGTCATCGCCCGGCTGTTGATGGCGGCCCGGTCTCCCGTGGTGATGTGGCGGCGGACCTCCACCCACTCGCCGTCGCCCAGGTCGAGCCGGTGAGTCTCCGGCTGTAGAAGTAGGCTCATGGTTTCCTCCTACGTCAGCGTTCCTATCGCATTCTTGCAGACCATCTCCAGGAAGTTGGTCGCGTCAGTCGAGCCCTCCAGCTTCAGGCTGACGGTCTGCAAGCCATCCTTCTCGCCATCCGGGAAGAGACTGCCGGCGCTGTACTTCATCAGCGCCCGGAACTGTAGCGAGCGAGTGCCGCTGATAGCGGACAGGATCGTGATCTGGCGCAAGGTCCCCGCCTCAGCCGCCGTCTTCTCTGTCGCCCAGATGCCGCCTGCCTTAGCCAGCAGGAGGATCTCGGCTGATACCTTGACGTTGCCGACGTCTATCTCGTCCGCCATGTAGTCCAAGTCCGCGCGGGCGTCCGCCGTAGCTAGGGGCACCAGGCCGGTCTCGACGGTGTACTTCCAGCTCAGGACAGCCGCGGCTACGGCCGCTGTCGGCGTCCCCCATGCAGCATCGATGTAGACGATGCTCTGAGACATAGACGGCATGTCCATCGTGGGCAAGCTCAACGCCCCAGTGAAGGCGCCGTCCGTCTGAAGGCGACGGGCGAAGCCGTTGAGCGCGAAGGTTATCGGGGCGTTCTCGGCCCCGGTCACTTCCAGCTTCTGGGCCATCGCGTAGAGCAGCTTCCAGTCGCTCGGCGTGGTCCCGTCCGTCATGCGATAGGAGAAGCTGCGGGACTTGAGCGCCGGGTCGACCGTCGCGTTGCGGGTGGCAGTCCACGCGTAGGGGCCGGTGCCCGTCATGACGGGGACACCCTGCACGGCCATGCCCAGGTAGTAGTGGAACTGGTCGAGCATGACGGGGCCGCCGACCTCCCACTCGACGCCGCGCTTCACGGCGAACTCGCCGCCCTGGTTGGCGACCAGTACCCCGACGACCAGCTTGGGCCGGTAGAGCTCGTCGATGGGGGTGATCTTCAGCGTCTCAAAGACATGACGGATCGTCTTCGCGCCGGGGTCCGTCCCCTTGGTGGCCTCCAGGACGGATTGGAGAACCGCTGATTGGGCTCTGAACGTTGGCAATTTCTAGCCCTCCTTCCTGGCGTCCTCTGGGGACGCATCCTTGATGTGCTTGTAGAGAGGAGACCGCTTCAGGCATCCCGTCTGGTTTGCCGGAACTTGGTTATTCCTCTCGTACTCCTCCTCGAGGCGCTCAAACTCAGCGTCCGGCATGTCAACCGCCGGGACGCCGGGAATGAACTCACCCTGGCCCGTGTACTTCCACATGCTCTACCTCCTATGTCCCGAAGGTCGGCGCGCTCATCACCATGACGGTCAGGGTGAACTCGGCGCCCACGTATTGAGTGCCGGCGTACTGAAGGCCGGCCAACTTCCCGCCCAGCGGTGAGGTCATGATGTCCACCGCCCCACTGAGCGCCAGATGCGAATGAAAGGCCGCGATGAGAGCGGCCCGGTATGCCTTGACGATGGCGCCAGCCTGCGCCTCGTCCGCGTCCCGCAAGAGAAGCTGAAGGGTAACAAGGTAGACCAGGCGGCAACCCCACGGGCCATCAGCGTGCTCCTGAATCTCCGGGAGCACTAGGATAGCGGGCAGGTCTTGAAGCGTGGCCGGCGGGTCGACGTAGACGCGGGCGATGGTCTGTGTGATGGGTGACGTAATGCTCAGGCCCTCAAGCATCGTCTTGATGGCCGCTTCCGCGCCTGCCCAGTCCACCTAACTCCCCCACTTCCTCTCGATGGTTCGCACGGCGTTGCCGATGAGTTCCTTCACCTTCGCCTCGGTGTCCTTCGCCGCGTGCTCGAACATGTGAACGCCCCTCGTGCCCTCGCGGGCGATCTTCTGGGCCAATATCCAGGGAGTTATCGTCCGGCTAAGATAGCCGTGCCTCTTGCCCCACCGTCCGATGGCCTTCGTCGGCGGGGCCTTACCCGGCCCCTGTCCTACCTCAACCTTCCAGGCGAGCCCCGCAACCGCACGGTTCGGGGCAATCGTGGCCTCAAGGGGCACGACGCCGGCGCCAAGTTTCAGGGTGATCTTCTGCCCCAATGCCCCCGTATCAGCGGCGTGGGGCTTGGCATAGGTGGCCGTCTTCTCGCGAGCAAAGATGCCCGCCTCTCTGACGATGCCACCGATGGGCTCCGTCACCCCGCGCAGCTTCCGCGTCAGTTGGTCCAGGCCCTCGACGGTGACGACGATCCCTGAGCCAGTCATGCGAACGGCACCCCGCGCCGGTACTGGCGCCTCATGTCCTGGAAGATGAAGGACTGCCTGCCCGCCATCTGCATCGCCATGTCGATGTTCTGAAGCGCCTCCGAGGCGCCCGCCTGCTGGATGTCGCGCAGCTTCCGCACGAGGTCGACCGTCGCCTCCTTGATGGCCGCCGGGACGGCAGGCCAACCGAAGACGGCCGTCACCTGAACGCTCCGCGGCACGGCTGGCCAGACGTCCAGACGTCCATTCCACGGCACGATGTCCAGGAAGGTGTAGGGGCGCGCCTCTGGCCCCAGCGCCGCGTTCGCCGGCCCGGCCCAGAAGTGCGTGCCGATGGTCAGCGTCTCCCCCGTGTCGATGAAGTCGAAGTCGGCGTCTAGGTCTACCTTCACGATGAGGCCCGTCAGGCTGGCGATGTCATCGACATAGAGGCGTGTCAGACCATTGCCGTCGAACAGGCGGACCACTGCCGCCGCGTCCTTGCTGAAGAAGCGGTCGCCGCACTCGTGAAAGATGAAGTTGGAGGCGGCCTCAAGTTGGGCCTTCATCTCTTCGTCGTCGGCTGTGCCGGTCATGTTGACGCGCGCCTTGTACTCAGGCAGCGTCACATAGGGATCGGTCACGTCGCCCATCTGCTACCTCTTCTTGTTGCGTCCCCGCTTGGCTGCCTTGTTCTTGGGCGGCGGCATGGCCTTGTCCTCGGGCGGCCCTTCGACCGCCTTCACTTCCGCCTTCGGCTTCAGGAGGCCGTAGCGTTCCGCCTCTGCCATTGGCATTTCGCCGCCCTTTCCCACCAGGAGGAAACGGGCCTCAACGTCCCCGTCCTCCACCACGCGCTCTCTGTCCGCCGTCAAGAAGAGACGACG